CTATTGGAAGAACAACTGTAGCAGTAGCAGATAATTCAGTAACTCTTGGTAATGCAAATGTAACAGCAGTTTATATGGCACAAGATAGTGGTGCTACAGTTCATAGTGCAAAAATTAAATTAGAACATGGAGGTTCAGCAACAGCACCTTCTATATATTTCGGAGATGATACCAATACAGGTATTTACCATTCTAATGATAATAATTTAAGAATTACAATTAATGGAACTAAAGCTGTAGAAATTGATGCTTCAAGAAATATGGATATAGATGGAGCTTTATCAAAAGGTTCTGGCTCTTTTAAAATAGACCATCCTTTAGAAGCCAAAAAAAATACCCATCATTTAGTTCATAGTTTTGTTGAATCTCCACAAGCAGATAATATATATAGAGGCAAAACTAATCTTTCAAATGGTTCTGTTGAAATAAATCTTGATACAGTCTCTGGAATGTCAGAAGGCACATTTATTTTATTAAATACAGATATACAGTGCTTTACATCTAATGAATCTGATTGGGATGCTGTAAAAGGTTCTGTAAGTGGAAATATCTTAACTATTAGCTGTCAAAATACAGATTCAACTGCCACTGTTTCTTGGTTAGTTATAGGAGAAAGACAAGATGACCACATAAAAGAAACTAATTGGACAGATGAAAACGGAAAAGTAATAGTTGAACCAGAAAAACCAGAAGAATAATTAACAAACAAGGAGTCAAAAATGGCGAAAAAAGAAAAAGAAAAGCCAGTCTTACATCTTGATGGTAAAGATTATATCATAGAAGATATGACTGATTTACAAAAAGAAAAAGCAGGTGAAGTCGCTATGTATCAAAATCATGTAGCAGATGTTCAAAATAAACTATCTACAAACGCTTTTATGAGACAACAATTAGTTGAATGTGAAAAGGTATTTGTAGACAAACATCAAAAAGGTGTTAAAGAACTGAAGCAAATGCTAGATAATGATCACTCACCGCATGATCCGGGAGATGAAAACGACTAATGAAAAAATACAAAGCTACATATATAGTACCAACTGGTAAATATGAATCTGATTCACTAATTGGATTAATAGCTGAAGTATTAAAGCATAGATTCTTTCATCTTTTAAATCATAAAAGGTGGATGGATTAATGGTTATTAGGCAATGCTCCCATGATTATAACATTACTATCCATTTAAATAATAAAAAAGGAATAGTAAAAACATTTTCTTTAGTTGATGGCACACCTGCTACAATAACATATCCAACTTCTAAACAGTATTTTCTTTTAGTAGATGGAGAAATTGTAAAGCGATCTGATTCATTTAAAACTATAGAAGAAGAATATGTAAAAGAAGTTGCTAAAAGAACTTCGGATGGTCATGGGAGAATTGACCTATCAAAACATAAATTAATAAATAATAAAGTGGTAAGCAAATGAAAACTCCAATATCAAAATTAGTTGCATGGCAGTTAAGAACAGGGCAGTTAGATGGCTGGACTGCTTACCATTTAGGAGCAGGAGCTTTTTTCTGCAAAATATTTCAATGGCTACACTGGACTGATTTCTGGTGTGTAATGGGCGTTTTTATACTAGGCGTACTATGGGAAATCTTTGAATGGATTATTGAGGGAGATGAAGAAACTTATGGTACAAAAAAAGCATGGGCGTATAATACCATGTCTGATATAGTTGTAGAAACTGCTATAGCATGGTGGATGGTATTATGAACAAAATAATTAAAGTATTAGATAATGGCGATTTTAAAGTTATTAGTACAACTTATGACATTCCTGTTAAGTATGTCAATAATGAGTTGCAGTCAGGGGTGGACAATAGCAGGGGTAGAAGTAACCCCAAGCGATACGACAAAAAACACAGTATTTATTGAAATAATAGATACTGATTCTACAGTGCATTGGTATCATGGCAAGATATACAGCGATGATAATTGGTGCTATAAGCATGAACAATATGAAAATATTAAGGTGAAGTAATGGACACTACGGCAATGTTAGAAGCTTATGGTGAACTAGGTGTAATAGGAATCTGCATGATTCTTTTTGGTTTTATGATTACAAATTTAATAAAGGAAAATAAATCTCAAACAGCACACATTGATGAAATACAACAAGATTTATCTACAATGAAAGCGGAGCTAAATAACACTATGAATATTTGTGTAAAGTTAATTGATTCAATTAATGGTTTTAAAGGCAGTATGCACGATAAGATGGATCGTAGGCATGAAGCATTAATGAAAGATGTGGATGATTTAAGTGATAAAATTAGTTACATGAGTGGAAGATTAAATGGGGGAAGTAAACATTAATGGATAGTTTAAAAGTAGCATCAATAAGTTTTGCTAACTATGGTGTTTATTTAGCAGAAATTAATTTATTATTGCAATGTATTGTAGCAATAATGAGTATAATATATTTAGGTATAAAAATAAAAAGGAAAAATAATGGACATTAAATCAATGTTAGTAAAAGTTGCTGAAGAGCAAGCAGATAAAATGAAAGAACAAGCCGTAGGATATACTCAATCAGAAGAGTTTGCAGATAAAATGGCTCAGTTAATGAATGACAAAATAAACATTCCTTTCGTTAAAGAAGAAAAAGAAGGTGAATTATTTAAAGAGTTTGCTGAGGTAGTGCAAGATTTAATTGCAGGTATATTTAAAAAGTAATGCCCAAAAAGCGTGATCCAAGATTATCTAGGTATGGACTAAAAGGGTACAATAAGCCGAAGCGTACTCCTAGCCATCCTAAGAAATCCCATGTAGTTCTTGCAAAGGTTGGTAGCAAAGTAAAGCTTATTAGATTTGGTCAGCAAGGTGCTAAAACAGCAGGTAAACCAAAACGAGGTGAATCTGCTAGAATGAAAGCAAAACGAAGATCATTTAAGGCAAGACATCGTAAGAATATAGCGAGAGGTAAAATGAGTCCAGCATGGTGGGCAAATAAGGTTAAGTGGTAATATTATGAGAGTAAAAGCACCAAAGGGTTATCATTGGATGAAAAAAAAGGGGAGTTACAAATTAATGAAGAATCCAAAATCGGGTTACAAAAAACATAAGGGTTCTTCTTTGTTTGCTAACTTTAGTGTAGCAAAAAGACATGGCTAGAAAAAAAAGAAAAAAATCAAGAGTTAATGAGGCAGGTAATTATACAAAACCTACATTAAGAAAAAGACTTTTTTATCGCATAAAAGCAGGCAGTAAAGGTGGAAGAGCTGGGCAATGGTCAGCGAGAAAAGCTCAAATGCTTGCTAGGGCATATAAAAAAGCTGGGGGTGGTTATAAATAATGGCTTTAAAAAAAACACAGAAGAGCTTAAAAAAATGGACAAAACAAAAGTGGGGATACGTTACAAAAGGTGATGAGAAAAAACCAAGAAGAAAGCGTGGGCGTTACCTACCTAAGTCAGTTAGAAAACGTCTTAGTGCCAGTGAAAAAGCTTATACAAATAGGCAAAAAAGGAAGGCTTCTGCCAAAGGTAAGCAGAGAGCAAAATACAGTAAAAAAGTAGCAAAACGAGTAAGGAGAGCATAATGCCATATCACTACGGACATAGTTCAAAAAAGAAAAAAAACGGAAAAAAGAAAAAAAAGAAAATGATGAAGAGGAAAAAGAAATAATGTATAAGTTCGGTAGGCGGAGTCGAGAAAGACTCAAAGGGGTTGATGTTAGGCTGGTCAATGTATTAAATGAACTAATTAAAATGATGGATGTTACTATTATTGAAGGACTCCGTTCTGCTGAACGTCAAAAAGAACTTTTAGCAAAAGGAGCTACTAAGGTAAAGTATTCTAAACACATGGAAGGTAAAGCAGTTGATTTAGCACCATACCCAATAGATTGGGAAAATAGAGATGGGTTTTACTATATGGGTGGAATGATCCGTGGTATAGCTAAACAAATGGGAATAAATGTAAGGTTTGGCGGAGACTGGGATAGCGATGGGGATACAAAAAACAATTCATTTGACGATTTAGTTCATGTGGAAATTAAAGATTAAAATTTTGTTAAACATTTAACAAAATTACTATTGCATTAAAAATATTTAGAAAGTAAGTTAGGAACAATATGGCGTATTGTACAACAAGAGATTTAAAAGATGTATTTCCATCTATAGACGAATTTGACACTAAAACTGCCTTATATGGATTTGTAGTTAGTGCTGGCAGTAGATATGTTGCTAATAATGTGGGTTTAGTTACTCAGTTATTTGCAAATGGTGAAAATTTAGGGGCAGGACAATCAGGCACATCAGATGTAAACGCTAATGGCAAATGGTACTACGATGATTCAAATGATGCTGTTTACTACTACAACGATGCAACAAACCCTAATGATATGCTGATTGAGTCAGGAGATGATTGGGATACTCTAAGGACACGCTATATATCAAATGCCGAAAAATACCTTGATTCTAGGTTAGATGGCAAACTGCCCCGAAAACAGTTTAAAGACAAAGATGGCAATTATGATTACTCTATCGTAAGAACTACAGCACTTATTGCTTGCTATTTTCTTATTAGAGCTAATGATCCTACTTCTGAGGTAGGTAATGCTTTATTTGAAGAAGCAGAAAGAAACATACTGTCATTAAATGATGGTAGCACCAAGTTATCTTGGCAGGTTTCAGGCGATGCTAGTAAGGGAGTAATTAGACAGGTATCTGTAAGTGGTGCTATAAACATAGTAGATACAAGAGGTCACTATTACGATGTGTATGATAAAGTAGGAGTTAAGATTACAACTGCTGGAGCTATAGGAACTGCTGTATATTCTGTTTGGCACAAAGATGCTGACAAACTAGGTTCTGAAAGAATGAACAATGGTGAAACAGCAGATTACACAGAAACCATTAATGGGCAGTATCAACCATTAGCTAATGATGTTTATATTAGATTTGCAGGTGACACAGCAGATACAGCTACACTAAATGACAAATGGGAAATAGAGTTTTTTGGCAAGAATGAATCAGTAGATGATGCAGGTATGCCACACTCAATTAGGATGACTAGAACCTAATGGCAATTACATTTGTAAACATTTGGGAAACAAAGATTTTGGATACTATTAGAACTTTTCTTAATGATGAGTTTGCAGGTAGTATCCCAGTATATACAGGAAATTTTAAGGATATGGGCAATCAATCAATTCGCCTAAATCCAGTAGGCTCTAATTTAGTTGAAAGAATGACTACAGCAGAGTTAAGAGAATACATTGTAGATGTTTCATATACTTTTAAAGAAAAAATGATTAAAAAAGATACTTGGGAGCATATACTTCGTCAAGTATCACATATAGAAGCATTGTTTTTTCAAAATCAAAAAAATACATTTTATAATGGTAGATTTGAAACAACTAGAATTAATGAAAAAGAAGAAGCTGAAGAAGCCATTGATGGTCTTGTAGTAATAAGATGGGAATGGCGAGGTTTATATTTAGGTAACGTATCTTAAAGTAATAAGGAGTAGGATATGAAAGTAAAACTAAAAAAGGGGGAAAAGTTGTCATCAAATAACAACTATTGCAACTTACCCTATGATAAATGGGTAATGCTTAATCAAGGTAAAAGCGTTGAATTAGAAGTATTACCAAAACAACTAGATGGTAAAATAGATGAACAAAATTCCAAAAAAGGAGATAAATAATGGCTAATGCAGTTTTTTCACCGAGAGATTTTAAGGCTTGGGTAATAGAAGAAACAACAACTGGAAATGGATTTGCTAGTGGGTACACTAACCCAAATGCCCCCGCAATAACAAGTGCATTACATCAATTAGATGTAGATTCTGTTACATTTCCAAGTTTGAGTCCAAACCAAGTAACTGCAATTCGCTCAAGGGGCGGAAGGGTTTTACATAAAAATGATTTTTTTCAAGACAATGAAATGAGAGCAATAGAAGTGTCTTTGTCTGGTACTTTTCATAAAGATGTAGGAACAACAATGTTAATGCAAAGTGTCACTGGTACAGATTTAGGCAATGCTGTTGCAGATGTTGTTTTAGGTGCAACTCCAACTGGAGTAACAGGAAAATATGGAGAATCTGAAGTAAATAAAACATTTAGTTTAGTTTTAGCATCTCCAGATCAAACAGATGGATATAATATTATTATTCTTGGTTGTTTGTGTACTAGCTTTTCAATAAACGCTGAGGCTGGAACGGATGGTGGTTTGTATAAATTTGAAGCTACTATATCTAGTGGTAAAAATCCAGTAACAAACAATGAACAAACTCCTGCTGGAACAGCATTTGGAACTGGTTTAATATCATTAATTAGTGCTACTTCTGCTAGTATTTATGTTGGAGCTGTTCAAGCACCAGTAATAAGCAGTTTTGGAGTAACAATAGAAAGCCCTGCTATATATACAGGATTTTCAGATACAGGATTTCATTCTTTTGGGAGAGGTTCTGAGTTTACAGTTACAGCAAATGCAACAATAAAGTATGACTCGGTTACAAGAGGGTTGTATAATTCTTTAAATACTCAAACATCTGCTACAGAGGGAAACTTTTTTGCAATACCTCAAGCTAGCAATAATTGCGGAATATCAATGCCTGATGGAATTTTAACTGATGTTACTTTCAATGAAGGGGATGCAATGATGCTTGATGTATCAATGCAAGGCGTTAGTGATGGTAGTGCTAACGTAATTGAATTTGACCAAGCATCATAATGAAGTTATCTACAGGTAAAGAGGTAAAGTTAAAAGAAATGTCTGTTGATGACATTGATTACTGCAACGATCTACCTCAGATGAGATATGAAGGCAACGAAGTTGTAGCTATTACTAATTTAGCAAAAGCAAGAACTGCTTGGATTCGTAAAGGCGTTGAGGGTGCTGATGATAAATTTATCAAGTTACTTTCAGAAGATGAAAAGAATGAATTATCATTGGCTGTGCAAGAGCATCAACGCTTGGGGGAGTAGAATCCCTTACTCTCGAAGCAAACTTCTTACTAGATAAAAGATGTGAGGGGTGTATGTATCACGAGTACCCCTATAAGGCTCAAATTCCTGTCTTAATCGAGGGGAAATACACAACTCGCACATTTACATCAAATGATGAAGTTTGGGATGTTATTCGGCTAATAATAGACGAAACCAAAGAAGAAAATAAAAAAGGTAGAAGTTTCAATATCGCTGGCTCGGTAATGGCACAACTACCTTTTTTTGCTTGCCCTAATATGATAATAGACAATAAAGCACAGCAAGATATATCAAGATTTATGTATGCAAGACAATTTAAAATATCTCCATATAAAGGGAGCTATGGAGATCAACCTAAAAAATGGGTTGAAAAAAGTTTTCTATTAACAAATGTAATAGAAAAGGAAAAAGCAAAGGCAATGAAAAATGGCAGATAATGTAGTAAAAATTCATTTTAAACCAGATGGAGATAAAGGTTTAGTAAAAGCTATACAAGCTTTAGATAAAGAGACTAAAAAGCTTTTAAATACACAAGCAAAAATTATAGACTCCAATAAAAAACATACTGTTTCTCAAAAAAAAGGACAAACTCAAGCAGAAAAAAATGCTATAGCTTTAGATAAATTAAGAGTAAAACTTACTGCTTTAGGCTTTGACTATAAAAAAGTAGTTGTATCTAATAAAAATTTTGGCTCTGCTTTAGCAGGAAGTAGAGTAGCATTAGAAAAAGTTACTCTTGCTACAAAAAAATATATAGCAGAAAATACTAAAGCAGATATTAGCACAAGAATACTAGGTGGATCTTTTGCTGTTTTAAGATCACAGCTATTACTTTTTCAATTTGCTATGGCTTTAGGAATAAGGCAACTTGTTAAATTTACTCAAGAATCTGCTAAAGTAGAAGTTATGGAAAAAGCTTTTAATACATTATCAGGTGGAACTGAAAATGCTACAAAAGCACTAAATCAGCTTAGACAAGCTACAAATAATACTATGTCATCTTTTGATTTATTTCAACAAGCAAATAATGCTATGATATTAGGAGTTGCTAAAAACTCAGAAGAAATGGCTGAGATGTTTGACATTGCTCAAAGACTTGGTAATGCTTTAGGTAGAGATACTGCACAGTCAGTTGAATCTTTAGTAACTGGTATTGGAAGGCAATCTAGGTTGATGCTTGATAATATAGGTATCATGGTAAGAGTTGGAGAGGCTAGCGAAAATTACTCAAGACAAATTGGAAAAAATGCAAGTGATTTAACAGATTTAGAAAAGAAACAAGCTTTTACAAATGAAACAATGAAACAAGCTCGTTTATTAGCTAAATTATTAAATCCAGAAGTTGATGATACTCAAAAAGCTTTTCAAGAATTTGGAGCATCTGTTTCTAATCTTTCTTTTGAAATTGGAAAAGCATTAACTCCTACTTTAGAATTTGCAACTAAATTAACAATAGGTTTAGCAAATGCTTTAGAAGCTAAAAATTTTACATTAGCTTTTGACGTTATTAAATCACTTAGTACTGGATTTCTTGCTTATAGAACAGCAGTTTTTCTTGCAACTATACAAACAAAAGCTTTTACTATTGCTTTATTAAAAAATCCAATAGGATTAGTTGTAGCTAGTTTAAGCACTCTTGTTTTTGCTGTTCTTAGATATGATGAGAAATTAAGAGAGTCATCTGTTTTAACAGAAGCACAAACAGATAAATTAACAAAATTAGGTCAAGAAAAATTTAAACTACAAGAAGAAATAAAAAAATTAATTAATGCTCAAGAAACAGAAAATGATGTTATTGAAAGAAATAATAAATTAAGAGATCAGCAAATTAACAAAACTAATTCTGTAACTAAATCTTTAGCTGAAGAATTAATTGCTTTAAAATTAAGAAAAGCTGAAATACTTGGATTTACTGAAGATGAAATTAGAAGGCTTAAGGTAAGTGGAGATTTAAATAAAGGTCAAAAACAAATATTAGATTCTATTTTAAAAGAAATAAAAATTATCAATGATCTTAAAAATAAAAAACAAGAACAAGAGGATCAAGAAAAAAGATTTGCAGATTTTAAAAAAGCTAGAAGAGATGCTGAAAGAGTTTTATTTGGAGAAACTGAAGCATTTAAAGTTAGAGAGCTTCAAAATACATTAGATAAATTTATTGAGCTAGGTTTTACAGAATCTCAAATTGAAGCTTTTAAACAATCAGAATTAACTAAAATTGCAAAAGAAGGAATAGAAAATAGAAAAAAAATAAACAAAGAACTTATAGATTCAAACAAAGCTATTTTAAATGCAGAAAAAACTTTATTTAAAGGCAATGTAGAATTTGAAATAAAACAAGTTGAGGCACAAGCTGAAAAATTTAGACAAATTTTTAAAAATTCATCTTTAACAAAAGAAGAATTAGCTTTAAAAGAAATTGCTATTACTGAATTTGTTGAAAATCAAAAAAATGAAATACAAGCTAAAGCATTGAAAGAAAGAATGGATAAAGAAATCCAAACAGCAAATATGATTTTACAATCTATACAATCTGTTACTTCAGAAATACAAAACTTTACCGATCAAAGAGTTCAAAATGATTTAGAGGCTCTTAGGCAAACAGAGCGTTTTCAAGGAGCATCTGCTGAATCAAGAGAAACAATGGAAAATCAAGTTTTAGCAAAACACTCTAAAACTCAATTTGCAATGTTTATGGTAAATAAAGCTGTAAAATTAGCAGATATTGCTATGGCAACTGCTTCTGGTATAGCAACAGTTTCAGCTTTACCCCCTTTATTTATGGCAAATCCTATGATTGCCTTTCTTAAAGCTATGGGATTAGCTCAAGCTGGAATTGTAATGGCTACTCCACCACCACCTACGTTTGAAACAGGTGGATTAGTTGGTGGAAGAAGACACTCTCAAGGTGGCACTTTAATAGAAGCAGAGAGAGGAGAGTTTGTAATGTCTAGAAATGCTGTTCAAAGTCTTGGGGTAGAAACAATGAATCAAATTAATCAAGGAAATGCAGGTGGTATAACATTAAATGTATCTGCTCCATTAGTAGATGAAACAATATTAGATACAATTATACCTGCAATACAAAAAGCACAACGTAATAACTTAGCGTAGATATGGCATACGGAAGCAGTATAAATAATTCAAGCATAGTAGAAAACTGGTTATTTCAACTTGGTTTTGCGAATGGAGACTCTGATGGAAGTGGAGATGGTGGGTTTGATCAAGTTTTACAATCAGATGGTAGTGCAAATTTAGTAGATGACTCAGGCGGATTTACAGACTCTTCAGGTACATTTACAGTTGATGATGGTTCTGTTTTTGTCGTAGGTGACTATATAAAAATAGATAATGAAGTAATGTTTATTGCAGGAAAATCAGGTGATTTACTAGAAATAAATAGAGGTCAGCATGGAACTTCTCCAGCGAGTCACAATGATAATGCTCAAATATTTTGGTATAATTTTTTACCATTATCTTTTTCAGATACAACCGATTTAGATTTTTTTTACTATGGAGTGGTAACAAATAGACCTTCTATGAGAGAGTCTATAAACCTTGAGCAATCAACTGCAAAAACATCTAATATTTCTTTAACTATTCCTGACTTTGAATACAAAGAAGATCCAATTAGTGAAGTATTAGTTTTTGGAACTAAAAAATTTATAAACAGACAAGTAAATGTTTTTTCTAAAATTAATGAAGATACTAAAGTTAAAATTGGTGAATTTAGATTAGCAAATGTAGAATACAAAGATTCTACATTAAGTTTATCTTTGAATGCTCATAGACCATTTAAAGATATAACTTATCCTCAAGATAAAACATCTTTGACAAATCAATATGTTCCTTATGTAGTAGGTTCATATACTGCAAATGATAGTTTTTTTAATACACCAGCTTTTTGTGATACTAAGTTATATCCTGTTCCTGTTTTAAATGTAGATGAGGATAGAATAAGAACTATAATGCCTAGACAGTTTCTTTCTTCCTCTAGCAGTCAAATTAATATGCATCAAGGTGGAGATGTATTTTTACCAATGATGAGTTCTACTGGAGCAAAAAATAATACCACAAAATTAATACAGCAGGTAAATTGTTTAGAAACAAAAACTACTAGATTAGCTGTCGGTAGAGTTTTTGCTACAGAAGGAAGAAACCCAAATGATGATAGTTTAACTGAGTTTTCAAATACTCATTTAGCATTTGATAAAGACACTACTACATCATCTACTGCTACATTATCAGGAAGTGATGGAAGCACTATATCATTTGCTAGTGTTTCTAGAAAGTTTAATGTGCATACTATTATGGAAGTTAGGATTAAACATAAATTTCAACATACTAATAGTGTAATTGTAAAATTATTTATAGGAAATACTGAAGTTGCTTCAAGTAGTTTAAGTTTTACTGCAAACACTTTTAGAACGGATACAATAGATACAACTGCTACCAGCATATCTAACCCTAATGTAAGTAGGCAATTTTCACTTGTATATTATAAAACATCTGGTACAGACGGAACAATGTCTATAGGATCAATTAAAGTTGATATTAAAACAGCAATAGATGCAACTGACAAAGATGAAATAGATGTTTTAAATAGAACAAAATATTTTTACTCTGGAGGTGGAGCTTTAAAAGAAACCTATAGTGGATCTAGTAATTTTATAACGGAAATACATGAAGCTCATAGAGATTTGCTAATAAGATATACTGGCTTATCTACAAGTACTCCAGATGGATGGAGTGATTTAGATACGAGTAAAAATTGGGTTATGAGATATTGGCAACTAGAACCTATTAGTTTAGAAAAAGGTTTAGAAAATATGCAAAAAGAAGGTGGGTTTATATACTCTCCAAATAGAGGATATATACATATTAAAGACAGTGAAAGTGCTGATGTAACGCTTACAAAAAATGATTTAAGTGACATATCAATTAGCCATACACCTCTTTCTGAGTTAAAATCTTTTATGGAAATTAATTATGATAAGCACCCAGCAGAAGATAGATACCAAATATCAACTAATAGCTCTAATACAACTACACAAAAAGAATACAATATACCAGATAAGGAGAACAAATCAAAAGTAGATTTAGATATGTATGTGTCTCCAACTATTCCTACATCTCCATCTTCTAACCCTAATGACGATTATTATACTTATTATGATAATATATTTGGATCTGTAAAATCTATTATATCTGCCAATATAGTTAATCCAAAATTTTTTAATCATTCAGATGGAAATAAAATACTGGGGGTAGGATCAAAAGTTTCTTTTTCAGATATGCACCCTGAAAAGATTTTAGGTAAATCATTTAGTGGTTTAATTTTTATGATAACAAGTTTTAACAGAAGTCAAGGTAGAATTAGTTTTACCGCAAGGGAGATAGCGTAATGGCAAATATGAATATAAGAACACCTGAATTTTATCCAGATAAAATAAGGCAGTTAAGAAGCAGAGGTGGAGGTATTGCTTCTATAATTACAGGTACTGATTTAATTGATTTTCAAACAGGCAATATTGCAAGTTTACACAATGGAAAACCTTTAGACTTATGCACATTTAATACAAGTGCAGATCAAGATGGTCATGTTTTATTTAATTATAATTTTGGAACTGCTACTTTTAGAACAACTTATATTGCTGTTTTAAATCATAATTTAAACAGTTGTAATGGCAAAATCAGAGTATTTGCAGGAAACAGTGCAACTTCAATAGATGATGTTAATGGAACAAATGCTGAGGCAGATGCTTTTGGTGATTTTAGCGTATTTCAAGTTGTAAATTGTGGAGATATAGACGTAGGGGGATCAGGTTCTGATCGAAAAAGTATTCATGTACACCCATCTAATAACGGAACAACTATTTTTAAAATTGTACATGGTACGGATGGAAGTGATTTTACAGGATTTCGTTATATAGGAGTTCAAATTGAAGGAGATCAAGATGGTAGTGACACAGGCTCAAGTGGAAACTTTGATGGAACTACTAATCTTTCAATAGGATGTATAGAAATTGGAGAAACATATAAAATGCCATATTCTCCCAACTTAGATGTAACTAGGTCTATTATATACGATACAACAACAATACAGCAATCTGTAGGAGGTCAAAGATATGCAAACATGACATCGCTTGGAAGAACATCAACTTTAACTAGCAAATCCCCTTTTTCCTTAGCTGATTATCAACAATATGCAAATAGTGGAAGAATAGTTTATGAAATGTCTTTTTCATATTTACAAAGCTCAGATTTAATGCCTACAGAATATGGGGAAGTAAATAATGCAAATGATTCTTTTATTACTGATGTTTGGGATGTTACACAGGGAAATTTTCATCCTTTTATATTCTCTATAGACTCAGAAAGTACATCAATGGATACAGAGGCATCATCTGAATTTATATATGCTAGATTTGCTCAGGAATCACTAGAAATGAATCAAGTAGCTCCTGATGTTTTTAACATATCACTTACGATTGAAGAAGAGTTTTAGGATCAGGAATAACTATGTTCATCTCTACAGCACTCCATCTAATTAAACGCTCTATAAATACTGAAAATTCTTTTGTTGATAGCGTTTTAGTGCTATCTATATTAAAATGATTTTTTATAGTGGAGTGCATTTCTTGTTCAGTGTATCCCAGTTCCTCACCCAATATACCTACAATCTTCCAGTAATAGTTATTTTGCTGGGCAGAGCGTACACCAGTTTCTTTTAGTTCAATATAATACTCACCCTGCAACTTAGATATAGCATTGTCAAATTCAGTCCTATTTAATAAGGACATCTTACCTTTCTTTATTTTACAAGCAAATCGCAGTCTGGACATATCTTAGCTTCCCATAGTTTCATATCAGAGGACTTCCAGAGTTCACCTTCAAATATATTCCATTTCTTGCGACACTCTGGACACCACCAGAGATCTTCATCTGCTCTGATTTCATCTGTTTTGTGATTTTCCCTAAATCTTGTTTCTACTACATGGCTATCGAGAGCATCAATAACCCATTGAATAGAGCCAAATTTATTTTGGTTTTCCTTTACTTTTTCTTTCTTCAATTATACCGCCTAGCAATAATAAATAATTTCGTGCATCCTGTATTCTACCAACTATAGGTTCTTCTGATACTTCTTTGCCGTTTAACACATAGTTTCTTATTGAATCCATATGTTTTAATAAATAAATAAGAGCTACCTGCTCTGCTCTTAAATTCATTCTGTCACCAATGCTTTTAAAGTTTTTAAACTTATCCTCATCTGATACTGTATATTCCTCACCCTTAACTAGCATAAGTCTATTCTCTTCATCTTGCATAGATTTTGCCCATCTCATAAAGTGGCTAACCTTCATACTGAAACCTCTCTATGATTTGTAGGCAGACATGAAAAGTAATTAAAAAAGCTATGGAAAACAAAAGAGAGCTTAAACTAAAAAAAAAGAAAGTTGCAACCCATTCCGTAATATTAAACAATATCATTTTACTCCCCTTATTTCATCAATAATATCTTTCTTATCTTTTTTTCTATCCCATCTATCCAGATAGTGATATGATATTATTGAAAATATGATAATAGTAACGATGAAAACGTCAAAGGCATTTTCTTGTAGTGATTGTAGCCAATAGCTCATGATTTCTCCTTTAAATAGTTAAGGTTCTTAACTTTTTAGCATAGGTAGGAAAGGTCAAAGTCTAGCAAAAGTCTTTTACTGTCTCCTACCGCCACTAATTTTTTGCCCCAGTTTTCTTTTAGTGCCAACCATAAGAAAACATCTGTCATTCATTTTTACAAACATACTTAACCACATATCTTCCTGTTTGCTTATGTGTTCAGCTTACAGGTTTAGTTATTGATTTATTGGGGCAATTCATTAAATTGATTTTGCCATGTCATCTAAGCAACTTGAACATATATCCTTACTACAAACATGGCAGGTGGTTATTTTGTCTAAGTCGTTCATAATACTATTAACTATGTAGCTAATAGATGATAATTCTTTTTGTAAACCAATTTTTGATAAATCTGACATTTCTAATTCTGTATGATTCCAAATCATACTAACTTTATCTCTTATTCTTTCTATATCTTTCATTTTTGTTCTCCTTAAAAATTGAATGATTCTTGAGCTAATCTTGTGATGATCTCCTCATAATCATCATCATTAAATTTTACTATTTTATTTTTTCTTTCCTTTAATACTTCGTACCATCGGATGCCACGCTTTTCTACTGCCCATTCAACAAACTCCGCAGGAGTCTTATGAGCAGAGAATTTTGAGGAGAACACATGGCATCCGACACAGAGACAAAAACCATTATCAATATCCCAACGAACCGAGCGAATAGATCGTGAATAAAAGTGATGTGCATTTAGGGGTTTCGTCTTGTGGCAATATTCGCACATACCATATTCTTTTATTTTGTCCGACCATACTTTATCTAGCTTTTTTGATAATGATTTCTTCACAGAGAATTAAAATGGGGAATCATCCTCTGTTGATTCAGATGGTGACTTACCTTCTAATACATTCAATAAACTCATCATATTAGCTTCTATAACAACCAATTCTCCAGTAGTCAGCACCTTGTCTTTTGTACTTATCATATCAACAGCCAACTTCAAACATACCTGCTTGTGAATATCGTGAGTTCTATTATCTATACTGCTATTTGCAGATGTAGATATAGATTTAGGTTGAGTATCTCCTTGAGGAATAACATTCCATGCAAATTTACCCGGGGCATACTCATCTTTCCTAATATTAACTTTAGCACCTCTACCAAATGTACTTAGTTTCTTATGCAGGTTCTCGGTTGCAAAAAAGCTAGTCTCTCGACCTTCTTTATTTACACCATATAAATACCAAGCACCATAAGAATTTTGACCTTGTTTTGGCTGATCATAAAGTAACTCTACAATGTTATCTTTATCTTTTGACAATTTGAATGAATCTTTATTTTCCATGTTTCTCCTTTGCTTTTAATATGGTTTTAACTGATTCTGTAATATCTTTCCATTTCTCGACATCATGCCCTTCATAGGTTTCAAATGATGCACATTCCAAATATGGATCACGAGCTTTGAAAAGTAAAAGATACTCACTAACTCCTTCAAGAAGATCGTCTATGCTATATCTGACTATTGTTTGTTCTCCATCTGTATTTTCAAAATACCTGCCATCATCATCAACATATCCATCCCAACAAATAGTAGCCATATAAACATCTTCCCTATTCAACTGGAACAACCTTACAGTTGTTACGCTCAAGAAGTTTTACAACCATCATTCTGATAGCATCAATCTCCTCTTGAGTTAGTTCTTCTGGAAATTCTACCCTGAATTTTCCTTGTGTTATTTCTTTCATACGTTCTCCTTATGTTTGAATATAATAAATTGAAATAATATAAATCAAGTCTATCCCTTAATTAATTCACCCCACAACGATGTTTTACCATTCACTATTTGAACTAAGTGAACTGTAAAAAATCCTGAATAATAAAAATCAACGATAGCAAAAGCGTGTTGCCAATTATGTTGCCTATTACCTAACCACTCATTTGATTCTGCACTCATATCTTTTAAGCAACCTATTGACCAAGCCGATTTGACTCCATCAATATGGGTAACGGAAGATTGCTGTATATCGTGATGGTGTCCATACATAACATTACCACCAAGACGAAGCAGATGGTTGCGAGTGTGATTAATACCAGCGAAATGATGTCCATGATAAAAGTTGAGCTTTCCAATTTTAAGCATCTTGCCCAATGGGTGGTATTTATAACCACGCTGTCCCAATTTAATAGCATTTTTAACCAAAAAATCCTTAGCAAGGTAGGGATTTTCTTCAACAAATCTGTTAAGCCAGTCCTCATGGTTTCCTTCAACAAAATGTTTCTCCTTTACGTTTACTTTATCTAATGATTCATCAATTATATCCATTCCTTTATTTACCTCTTCAATCTCTTTTGCAACGAATGGTAATTGATATTCTAATGGTGGTCTTTTCTTTTTCTTCCATTGCCAATGGGAAACCGATTCCCATTCTCCAGTATCCCCAAGATCAATATAACCATCAGGTTTTATAATCTCGATAGCCTGACATACAACACTTATAGCTTTCATATCAGCCATAGGAAAATGTTTATCAGGTGTTACTATATACCTTTTAACTTTCATAAACGCTTACCTCTTTATATTTTTTGTGATACATATTCTTGAAATAAATCCCATTGAGCAACAGAATCAACTCCAAAATGTTTTTCCTCTAGTTTTTTTACAAAATCTTTTTCAGAAAGATTATTTAATTTTTTCTTTAAATGTTTTGTACAAATCTTTTTTAATCTCCAGTAAGGTAAACAATGAATATATAAATCTATAAATTCTTTTGTAAGTTTTTTTCTAGTTATGTTTTCTTTTTTCATATTAACTCCGAATTAAGCCACATATCAAGTGCTTTTTCCCATTGCTGATAAGTAGCTTTATTATTATTATAATTAACCCATACTTGGTCAAATTCTTTCCAGTATCTATTTCTCATATGTCTTATGTGTCTTTCCATACTTTGATTGTTCCATTTATTTATATCCATATCTCCTAACCTATTCAAAAAGATTTTCTTTAGGTTCTTCGATGTATTCATAATATTTTCCTCTAACTATATCGTATTTTAATTTAATGGGGGAATTTTGATTTGGCTTTCCATTTTTATACTGAAATCTAATCTTATGAACATGAATACCTGCATAATCTTCCTCATCACTTCTGTGTCTATGCACAGTAATTGCATTGTCACATTTATTAAACCAGTTAGCTGATCCAGAAATATCATATGGTGTAGGCACAACTGGTTTACGATCAACCCCATTCTCCATCTTTCTAGGGTGTGCTACAACCCATATGTGCATCTCATTAACTTTGGAAAATGCACTTAGTTGAGCAAGTACCCTTGAAACATATAAAGTCTCATTCTCACCATCTCCAAACTTATGTTCTAATGTATTCCACGGATCAATAATTAATCCATTTAAACCAAATCTAAAATTTAAAATCTTAGCTTGTTCTATAATGGATTCTATTGTAACGGAATCTTCCTGAGTTCCAATAAATTTTATATGCTCATTTAATATTTTCATTGAACTTCTGGCTGTATCTTCATCTAACTTTTCATCTCCCCAAAATGGCTTTCCAGTAAATTTACCAACCAGTTTTAATAAGTGGTGTTCAACTGGAAAGTTCTCTGCTGAAAAAACACCAAACTTCCACCCATAAGATTGTATCATGTTAATCATAACAGAATCCATCCATTCAGACTTCCCCATATTTGGCACACCAGTTATAACAGTAACCTCTGATGGACTTACTAAATAATGAGGATCAACACTAGACCAACCAGTAGATAGACCTTGAACTTGTGGCTTTAATAATAAATCAATGGCATCATCTTCAATGTCTTGAATCATAACAACACCATCAATAGGATATGGATGTGCATTACTTACAATATCCTGAACCGCATCTTCTCCATGCTTTATAAGTACATCATTCATGTCCTTACATCCATCTGGATATACCACTCTAAAGCATTTTTCCCTACCTATACGCCTAGATAATTCATCTCTCAGGTGTTTACCTGCCCCATCGGAATCTGTGCATAATATAATAGTATTTGCACTCATTAAGTGATCTTCTGCCGATATAAGGTAGCTAAATTTTCTATCACTAGGTTTTGAATTTGGGGCGGTTGCACCATCTGGAACAGATACAACATTCATAAATCCAGATTGAACTAATGCTAGTGCATCCATCTCGCCCTCAGTTATAATAATTGTCTCCATTCCTTTCATGTGGTCAAATCTATAAAAACATTTTTCAGCATTTTTAGATTGCATAAATTTCTTATCAGATGTCCTAGATTTTATATTAACAACTTCACCATCCTTATAAAAGGGAAATTGTATCCATCTATTGTTATATCCAATTTTTTCAGAATCTACAACAACCCTAGAAATTCCACGATCCTCAAACCATTGATAGACTTTTTCAGGAATATTTGTTTTTGGCGGATCAGGTAATGTCGGTATTGGAACTACATCAGAAAAGTTATGCTCCTTAACTTTTTTCAATGTTCCCTTCCACCCACAATGATGGCAATTCCAAACTCCCTCATCTATATTAACAGACAAGCATGGATCAGATGTTTTCTTTCTACTACTAGAACACTTTGGGCATTGTATTTTTTCTTGCCCAGATGTTCCCTTTACAAAAATCCCATTCTCCTCAAATGTCATTTTATCTCCCATTTAAATATTTATGTTGAATGTTCTGAAACTTAGTAAATCCATTTTCAGATTTTTTTCTCAGTGACTTTATGCTGAGTAAAGTCTTGCCCCAAAACTTATCATGTACTGCCCAGCTTATAACATTCTTAATATCATCATACTCAAAACCATCTTTTTTAATTAAATCATAAAGTATATTTATACTGCCATTTACAATATCAAGGTTATCATCCCAATTTTTTTCTATTATGTTTGGGTATCTCGATTCTTGTATATTATAAAAATCTTTTACAATTTTATACAAAGCATTTTTCTGCTTTCCGCTGATCTGATTATTTAGCTTAGTATCTTTAGAATTGCCATTGGTATATACTTTTCTTATACTATTATTATTATATAATAATGATTGGGTATTTTGACTAAGCATATTGCCATTTAATTGTAATTCACCCTCGTTATTATTATTACCCCCTACGTTATTTTGCACATAGGGTAATTTAGAATTGTTATTTAGATATAGGCAATTTTGTATAGGGGTAATATATCTTTTCTTAAATTTTTTAGTATTTTCTTCGTACTCATATACTATGTTTATAAACCCATATTTTCTCAAGCTAGATATACTTCTTGAGGCTGTGTCTTTGCTCATGTCAAACACCCTGCTAAAATAAGAATTGTTCTTAACACAAACCCCATCTTTTTCTAAGCAAGCCATAATCTCTGCAAAAATTAATTTGGCATTTGCTGTTAATTCAGTATGGTATCTCACATCACTAGGCATAACTGCATAATAACTACTTTGCATTTATTTCTTCTCCTTTTTGATTGGGTAGGGTAATTTATAAAACCCCACCCAACCTATTGCCTTATGTTATTTATTACCTTGTACTGGTTTTAGGCATAGTTCAAAATATTCACATTTCTTCCCATCTAAAACAGCACACTTTTTATAAGCATATTCTTCATTGATCCATTGATTAAGTTTCTCACCTATCATTATACCAGAACATTTAAAACCGACATTATAATTGGCACATTCTTTTTTTATGAATGTCTCTATATTGTTTTTTTCTCGGTTCATTCTTAGCATTGGATTATCCTCTATCTCTTACGATTTTTAAAAAAGAATGGCATCTTTGATCCAGAATTTTATTGGAACCACTAGCTTGTTTTCGCCACCTAATAATTTAGTCCATCCATATTCAATCGCCCATTTTTTTGAAATGCTATACCTATACCGATTGGTAATATAAACAATTTTAGTTAAAGATTCAAGAGAAACCTCATCTAAATTAATTGTCCATGATCCACCGCCCATCCTTAATTTACTAGATTCTTTTTCATATTTAGTTAGTACACCATCTTTTATAAATTGCTTCATGATACACCATGCTCCGTGAATTTTCCAAAGGGATAATCTTCTTTCATTTTTTCATCTGCCATTCTTCGGATTTTTTCTCCATGTTTTTCATAAATAGCCTTTCTTATAAAGTCTAGGTATTGATCTATACTTTCTTGATTGACTACAAAATGATGTATGAAGTGACTTGCTAAAAATTCATGAAACACCATAGGAACAATTATTTCTGTTGAATCTAATTCTTCGTGGTTTGTTTCTTGCCATTCTGTTATAGCATCTTCAACTAAGTCAAAAAGATCGCTATAATCTTGTTTTAGCATCTCATTATTCTCTTTATCATGTTTACACATACTGTTCTCCTTTTAGTTAAGTTCCTTAACTTTTATTCTTCTTGTGTAGAACTTATTTACAAACTCTTTCTGAGATAAGTTTGAGCAATGTAAACAAGTTACTTTTTCTTTTCCATAGCTAGGAAAATTTTTATAATAATATACATTTTTCAATGATACTTTTTTGCGATCTATTGACGTTATTCTCCTTACTACCTCCCAACATTGCCTACAGCTAGTACAATACCTGATGGTTTTATCCGCCAATTTTGCTTCAAATTCATAATCTATATTTTTTTGTCTCATTATTATCTCCAAATTGCTATGTTGCTTAGTTTAAGAATGCGATTCTTAATCAGAGCTTGATCTCTGTAAAAATCTAGCTTATGATTCATAATATTAAGGTCTGTTTTAAGTTTTGCCACCCAAATCATAGGTAGGCAAAATATAAGACCTAATATAATTTCTAATATAAAACTAATCAACGTAACCCCCTTGTTTTTTATCCTTCATTATAGATTCTAAAAACTGCTTGATTTCTACAAGTTCGGAATAGTACAAAACATCCCTAATTAAATACATAATGCCTTCTACTAAACTCATTCTATCTTTTTTCATTTGTTCTCCTTTATTGTAAATACCCAATTACCACCATTTTCTACAAACATACTTGGGTTATCTTTTACTGTTTCTTTTACGCTATCAATATGATAGTAATATTCATAGCCTACAATATCACTTTCATATTTTCCAAGATTTACATTAAATAGTATAAAATTCATTATTTATCTCCTCTTTATGTTTTTTAAATCTGCTATTTAAACATGGATCGCATAACCAATCATCCTCAGTAAATAAATCATTCATCCATTTATCATCATAATCATGTACTTTATTTAAACTGCCATATAATTCATCCATATCTTTTATCTCAAAGCAATCTGTACATTTTGCTTTATGATATTCATATAAATAAACATCTGTTTCTAACATATTTTCTCCTCTAGTTAATTTGAAATTATATATATTGAATATAAAAGTCAACCTCTATTTTTCCATTCTGGATTGTATTAATTTATCCCAGCCATTTTTAGGTTTTGGTGTTGGTAGATCATACCATTTTTTTGCCCATCTGCGAGGGTTTTGGTTTTTATATTTTGATTCAATATGTTTTTCCTTAAAAGAAAATTCTCTAACGTGCCTAACCCCCTTATTTTCATTGGGATAATAAATAATATGATCATAATCATCTATAAAACCACGATCAATAGGTACGGCAATCCAATCAGCATAATTCTCAGTAATATTTACTTTTAAAGATTTTCCATAGGAAGTATTATAAGCTATGGTATGATACTTTACTTGGATCGTTATTAAATCAATTTTCCATTTATTTTTCCATAGTTTCGGTTTAAAACAAACTAAATCAATTCCCCAAGTATCTGCGGATTGATTAAATACTTGATAATCATTCTCAAGCAAATGATTTTCTACCCGATTTTCCCCTATTTTACCAATGATTGCCGTATTTAGATGTGCGATCTTAGTATCATCTTGCAATCTGGTAGATTTATAAGGTGCGTGTTTACCCCCTTGACGTTTTTTTCTCATTATATTTCGCCCTTTATAATTTGTGAAATAACCTCTAATTTATAAAGTAGCGTTTTAGCGTTGCCGGTTATACCGAAATATTTTCTAACGTCTTTTAATCTAAATTTTCTATTTGCTACACCTATAATATTTTTATTCCAAAGTTTTAAAGCACCTTTAGTAGTTATCAAATTATAAACACCTAGTGATACCCCATTATAATTTGGCTTCGATTCAATATCTTTTAAAAATTGGCAGTCCTGATCTATTTCTATTTTTTTCATTTTATTTACCCCCAAATATTTTTAAACCTATATATCGGAATAATAAAAAAATTAAAGCCATATATAATAATTCTATGATAGTAATTAACATTTTACCCCCTTTTACCAATGTTTTTAATTACAGAAACCTCTAGCGTAATGTCTTCTATTTCTTCAATTTCTTCTTGACTTATCTTATGCCCGAATAGATCTTGTAAAATATATTCAAATTCAATTCCGTTTTTTCTTTCAAAGTCTGATTTATATAAAGTTATTTCCTCTTTATAAAAACCCTCTTTTAATTCCTTTGCTCTTTTTTTACTTAACATTTTAAACCCCCTTTAAAATTTTGAAAAATCAAATTTTGAAAAGTTAAGTTCCTTAACTTTTTTATTTGATTCAACTTTAATTATTTCTGTTATCGGTTTTTTTCTGTCGGCTGTCCAATCATGCACAATATTATTTTTAACGGCTAAGACATGGTTTTTAACCCCTAGTAAATAGTTGCCCTTTGGTAAATAGTTGTCAAAATTATTTACTGTTAGTCCGGTTCTTGAATTAACAAAACACAAGGATTGATTTTCTCTATTTTTCCAAGTCCATGTATTTTTATTAATGTATGATAGTTTATAGGTGTATAGCTTAAAGCCGTATTTTTCAGCCAAATTCCGCATTAAATTCTTGTAGGTGTACCACCCCAAGCCTTTACCATTTTTCCGCCCATTTTGGGCGAAATACGAATGAATTTCGTTATAGTCTTTATTGAATATGATACTAGCACTAATCACAGTACAACAGTTATTATCATTCTCAAAAGCTATCTTTTTAATATCTTTATAATTTTGCATTTATTCCCCTCATTGATACCTAGACCTTTGCGGTTTCGGGGGGATCAATGAAAATCCCCCCTCATCAGTAGGATTTATAAGCCGTTTTTTTCTATGCTTTCAATCACAGCTTTTAAAGATTCAAAATCATACATCTCTAAATTTTTTGAATCTGCTTTCGTACCATTAAATAAACCCTCTCTTTTTTCTGATCGCATCCATTTTAATAATCTTTCTTCTAGTCTGTCAGCTTTCTGTTCCTTGTACATTCTCACAAGTCTATATTTTCCGATATCAGTCTCATTAAAATTATCAACGTATTTCCCCTCTTCATTTTCAACCATTGGCTTATTTACTTTTTTTAATGTTGCTGTCATTGTCTTGTGATCGTCTTCTAAAATTGCCAACTGTGTAGGCTTTTCCTTTACTAGGGTTTGGATCTGATTTTTTACGAACCTCTTTAACTGTTTTCTAACTTCTAATAATTCTTGAAGTTTCTCGCCTTTGATTTTATCGTCTTTTGAGGTGTTCATGATATTGTCAAATTTTTTAGTTAACTGGGTTTCGTTGTTTTCATCCGCATGATGTAAATCTCTAGTAATTACATCTGTTACCGATTTACTTTTCTCAACCAATACCAGACCATCATTCAAAACTTGATCAATTTCTTTTTTGGTTGGTTTTTTCATTGTTACGTTAGTGTTACTTTTCATGGTTTTATTTCTCCTCTATTAGTGTTCTTAAAAAATTGTTTAGTAGTTTTTTTCTTTCTTCCTTTGCTTGTTCATAGTTTAAACCACTATTAAACGCTGTTAATTTTGAAGCTACTGTGTCGTATTCTCTGACTGTTTTATAGTCTATTCTTTTTCCTATCGGTGAATATCCGGTCGAAATTATCACCCTTTGACCATTGACACTTAATTGATAATAATCACACGCCCAGCCATTGACACCGCTTGAATATGCGAAAGGGTTTTCATCCCTTAATAGATACTGTAGTTCACAATACCCGACAGCATACAAGTTACCCCTTGTATTTTCTCGGATTTGTTTCTTGGTTGTTTTTAACTTCATTTTGTTTTGTTTCTCCTCATGGCTAACGCCATTGTTATTTAAATCAATATTTAACATGATGAAAATCTTACACCCTTTAGGTTAATAATCAAGTAAAAAAGTTAAGTTTCTTAACTTTTATTTACTCCTTATATATGGAAGAGGAAAAAACTCTGGTTTTTTTATTGAATTGATGTCAATTAATTCAATAGTCTATACAATTATTTAGAATGGTGTTTATTGGGGTTATTTAGTACCTTAAACCAATTATTTTAAGTATTCATACATTTGCATTAAAAAATCTTTTTATGGCTTTCTAGGCTATGTTTACGGCTTTTACTCTCAAAGAAACGCTCAAAAAGTGCGACCTAAATCCTCATACAACTAATTAAGGACATATGCAAGTAAAACCTTTATAGGATAGCAATATTTAATTGGAATAATTTGGCATAATGCAAGTTATTTCTTTTCTGGTTGGATTTTAATTTACATACGCCCACCCACCGCACAAAAGCAAGTACAGAATAAAATTATTTTAATTTGAGCGATATGAGCGTTTAATATATTATATATATGAGCGTTTTGAGCGTTAGGGGTGTAGGGCGGATGAGCGTTATGAGCGATTGCGTTATTACGTGTTCCCCATAAAATAAATAAAAACAAAGTCCTACAGGCTGTTCCGTAAAAAAAGTCAAAAGAAAGTCCATAAATCCTTGCACTAAAGTAATAAAGTCCGTATAATATACCATAATGAGTGTTGTCCTACCAGATAAATTAAAGCCAGCTATGGGTATTGCCATAGATATGTTAGTTACTGATCCAGAGGCTAAAATGAAAGATGTAGCTGAGAAATCAGGTGTTAATGTTTCTACTTTGCGAAGATGGATGAAAGATCCTGAGTTTGTAGAGGTGTTCTATCAGAAGTATATGGTTACTTTTGGTTCTAGGTTGCCAACTGTGCTTAATAGTATGGTTCGTGAGGCTGAGGCTGGCAATGTGCAGGCTGGTAGGTTGGTTTTGGAACATTCAGGTAAACTTATCAAACGAGTTGAGGTAAACAATCATCAAAGTCCCTTTGAAAAGTTCCTTAATTCACAAGTATCAGACATGGAAGAGGTTGAGGTTTTAGAAGCTGACTATGAGGATATTGAGGTTTTACCTCAGCGACCTATTGTGCCAGAAAAACCCCCTACTAAAAAAGAGTTATCTACTCAACAAAAGAAAGCAGACAGAAAGAATGAAAAGCGTAGAGAGGCTAGGCGTTGGAGACAGAGAGCTGAAGCCGTAGGTGTTGCAAGACCAAATAAAGGCAGGCAAACCCCAGCACAAAGAAAGGCTTGGCAGGAACAAATAATAAAAAGAGAAAAAGCACTCAATATTGCTTTTTAAAAATTTTAACATCGTATGATTTACATTCAGGGCATTCCTGTTCTTTATCAACTGTGACAGCTAATACTTCCCACACCCAATAACAATTCATACATATACAGTTTACAAGTGTAAACTTTTTCAAATTATGCTTTTCCCCATTGTTCTAGCTCTGCTGAATATTTTATCAACTCTTCCCATAATTCTTTGCTAAATGGAATATTAAAATTAACAATAGGACTATCTGAGGAATTTTTGGCTAAAAATCCCAATAAATCATTATTCATTAGAGATAACTCTTGTAATCCCTCTAATTTTTTATTTAATTTTTCTATTGAGGACTCTTGAGCAGATAAACATTCAAGCAATAAGCGTAATAAATGATCTTCTATTCTATTCATACTCTAATATAACTTGAGTATGTTCTTTAATACAATGTTTATTATTTTTTTAGTGCTTTATTTATGTCTTGAATAAGTTTTTTACTCATTTTATCTACTTCTTTTATATCAGTAATACTTAGTCCAGAGATAAAAGGTCTAGCAACAGTAGTTGGAACTTTGCCATCATTGTGATATTTACCATATTTTAGCAAAGACAGCTTATTACCCTCTGCTTTTATACTGTCATACATTTTACCAGATGCTTTTAGCGGTGGAGATGCAGGAAAACCCTCTCTCTTTCTCCATTTTTTAGTAGATTCTTTTAATGGAGCAAGCCTACCACTATCTATATTAGCTTTTGATATTTTTTCTGAATTTAAAGCTACTTTTTCTACGAAATTATTAGATATTTTTTCTATTTGACTTGCCAGTTTACTAAAACTAAAGTTTGTTGTTATTTTTATGTCCATTTAAGATTGCTCTGGTTGCTGAGGAGCTTCTAAGTTATTTACAGCTTTGTTTCCCTCTATAATCATTTGAGCTTGCTCTACTGTAAGATCTTTATTGTCACGAACCATTATTTTAGCTCTAGTTGTAAGATTGTTTTGAATGTCAAACTGATCTTTTAGTATCTGATCCTGTACTGTTTTAGGATAATCAATCTCTTCAAAGTCTACTCCGAATTGTTCTGGCAGTTCAATTCCATTGTATCCTGCTATTACACGCTCAACATTATAAAAATCTTGCTCATACATTCTCCAGAGAGCAATATCGTCATAGTAATCTTCTTTTCTCTCCATATCCTTAATCATTAGTGATATTCCACTAGGAACTTCACCACCAGACTCAGCAAACTGTATCCATAAGTGATTATTGATAGCTACAAGCTCCATTTGGAACTTTATATTCTCTATAGCTTCCATAATGTTGCCTGATGGACTTGTTATATTATAAGCACCATCTTCCCCCATATCTAAGATCGTATTAGAACCTGCCCTGAGCATACTTTGATCTGCTCTAAGTCCTGTAACCCACGGCTGACCAAACATATTAAACCTCATACCTAAGTTCATTTCAGTAAGAGCTATATTTACCTGCTCATTGCAATTTACAATATCTGATGCTCCTTCAACAAAAAAAGAGTCTATTTGATCTTCTCTATGAGTAAAAACAAAAGGAATAATCCCATAAGGATTTTCAATTTCAGTTAGCATTTTACCTTCTGCATCCATCATTCCATAAGACTCATTGCTCCAATACTCCCACTGCATATTATCTGTATTTGATAGATCTGCTGTGCTGTGCAGTAAAGGGTAAACAATAGAACTAGGAACAAATGGATCTTCGTCAAAGTATGCCTCAAAATAATAAATAGGTCTATAGTCAAAAAACTCACCTTTCCAGTGAACTCTGTTTGCAACAGTTCCAAGCAACCTAGTCATTCTTTCTGAATGTTTCATGCGAACATTTTTTGTTGGTATTAATTGCTCATAGCGTTCCGTAGCATCTCCTACGTTTCTTTTTGCTCCTAAACTGTAAATACGGCTTATTTTATTAATAAATTTTCTGGTAAAGTTGGTTACACTTGGTGGTATTTCCCTAAAAGCATCTCCGTTAAAGTAGTTGGTTATATACTGCTCTACTGAAACGCCAGAATAGTAATCTAAGTGCTTTCTTATTTCATTTCTTCTAGCATGGGAAATCATTAGCTTTGTTTCTAGCAATTTGTCTTTTAACACTCTTTGAATCATCTTTGAATCCTCTTCATTTCGTTATTTCTCATAGGAAACCTGTTAATAATAAAATACCTAAAAGCATCATTTCCGTGGTCATGCGTACCATCTTTTAATGGTTCTTCCTTTATTGGTTTCCCATCTTCACTTTCAGGGTATCTGTACTCCTCAAAATCTTCTATCAAATCTTTGCATTTTCTATCCACATGAACTCTCCTTACTCCATCTGCACTTTCAAAAAATCCTCTAGTATATGCAATACTAGCAACAAGGTTTCTGCTCATTCTGTCCCTTGCAGATATAATCCTAATGCCACTACGTCTAAAAATCTCCATATCTCCAGCACCACTTTGACCTTGAACATTGCTACCAGCAGGATCGCCATAGTAAGACATAATAGGGTAGCCTTTGGTTTTAATCATTTTAATTAAATCTTCTGTTTTAATGTTTTGCTTGTGTAGGATAGAGTCAAAAACACGAATATGCTCTAGTTCTCCATCCCAATAGGTTTGCAAAAATAAAACTGCTGGCATTCTAAAGCCAAAGTCAATAGAACAATATGTGGGTAAATTTTGATCGTATGGAAAATCACCAGTATCTAAATCTCTGTTAAAATCCCAAACTTTACCCTCAAATACAGAAAACTCTGCTCCGAACTCTTGACCAAAAAGTTCTTTTGACATATTTCTCTTTCTTTCTATGATAGCAGGATCACTCAACCCCAGTGGGAACTCATGTTCATTTATCCACGATGGCGATGTATGGCTTTCCCACATTGGATCATCTGCACCTAGTTTAAACAAATCATATATCCAGTTTCTGCCTTCTGGGGTTGTTATAAAAATAACTTTACCTTTTCTACCTGCTACTGTTGGGGATAGATACATATCCCAAATTTTTTTATTCATCTTGGCAACCTCATCAATTACCAAGAGGTCTAAACCTTCACCAACAAGACTTGATGGATTGTCTGCCGACATTCCTTCTACGATTGTACCCCATTTAAAACGAATGTACATATCTTTTTCTGATGCCTTATCTATATCATCTGCATGACCAACAACCATACGTTGCCAAATCTCACGAAATATCAACCTAGCTTTCTTGTATGACATCCCCACTACCCAAATTCTTTTGTTTGGCTGAGATGCTACATAAGTAGCTTCCATTGCACTTGCCCAAGTCTTACCAAATCTACGCCCACATACTACCACTTGAAATCTGGCATCTTGTTTTGTAGGGTAATGCAAAGGGATTTGCCCACTATGAGGTTTGTAACCTAAGTAGTCAAACCATTTTTTCTTAAATTCGTAATTTTTTTCTTGCATTAGATTACTTTACTAACTTACATTATAGCATATCTTTAATGCAAGGATAATTCTTGCATAATTCATAACTCACTGAAGAGGTAAAAATGTCTGAAGAAACGACCATCGAGCCAGATGTAAAACAGGAAAACGTCACTAAAGACGAAAACAATGTACCAATTTCAAGATTAAATGAAGTTATTTCAGAAAGAAATGAACTCCGTGAAATGCTTGAATCATTTAAAAGTAAGGAGGAAGAAGGCAAAAGAGCAAAGCTTCAAGAAGAAGAAAAATGGCAAGAACTCAATGCAGAGCTTGTCAAACAACTTGATTCCTATAAGCCCTATAAGGACAGATGGGATTCAATGGATAAAAGACTTCGTGAAGGTGCTTTAGCTCAACTTCCTGAATCAAAAAGAGAAAAATTTGCCAATGTTGATACCGAAGTTCTTTTAAGTATTGTTGAAGAGTTTACAGAAATAGAAAAAGTAAATCCACCAGACACTAAAGGAACAATACCTACTGAAAAAATAGGCGATTGGACTGAAATGTCAAGTGAAGAACGTAGAAGAAACTGGGGTACGATATTGGAGTCATACGTTAAAAGGTAAAATAAATGTCTAAACATTATCAAGGTAGTGCTGTAACTAACACGACTGACCAACATTTTATACCAGAAATTTGGGCAGATGGAATTTATAAGTATTTTGAAAGAAAATCTGTATTTCGTGGATTAGTAGATGATTATTCTGCTCTTTTTGCTGGAAAAGGCTATGGAGATGTTCTTCATATTCCAGAAATGAGCTTGATAAGTGCATCTGATAAATCTGCTGGTGCTGATGTATCTTATGATGCAACTGCAACTACAGAAACTCAACTAACTGTTAATAAACACAAATATGTCGCTAAATTATTTGAAGATTTGACTTTAATCCAATCTGAAGCTGATTTAGTAGAAAAGTATTCAAGAATGATGGGTGAAGCTCTTAGCCGTCAAGTAGATGCTGATATATGGACTGAGCTACAAAGCTTAGAAGATTCATTGAACTTAGCTGATGATGATACTTTAACTGCTGGAAAATTTGAAGAAGCTTTGGCTACTTTAGGTGAAGCAGATATTCCTTACATGGATGGAGAGTGTGCAATGGTTGTTAATCCAACACTATTTGCTGACATCTTAAATCCTTCTGCTGGTATTGCACAATACTTTATCAGAAATGATGCTGTTGGTGAAGGAAACAGAGGTTTACGCTCAGGTCTTGTTGGATCACTTTACGGAATTGACGTTTATATGTCAAATACTGTAGATACAGCTAACGAAGGTGGAGCAGGTGCTAACACAATTAGTGGAGCTATTTTCCATAAATCAGCCGTAGCTTTTGCTTCTCAGCAAGATGTTAGGGTGCAAAGCGAATATTCGATTGATGCTTTAGGTACTAAAGTAGTCGCAGATTTGCTTTATGGTGTAAAGAGAATAGACGATACAGATAATAAGAAAGGTCTTAAAATCCGTAACGCTTAGTTAGTATTCTTAAAATATTGGGGGTGTATTTATTATGCCCCCAATAACATGAGGTTAATATGCAATATTGGAAACATAAAAAATCAGGTAAAGTAGAAAGAATTGAAGCAACAGTTGTATTTCAACATCCTGAAAAATTAGAAGAACTCAAGAAAGATTATGAACAGGTAACTGGAGCAGATAATTGGACTCCATACAAAGAATCAGTTGAGGAATCTTCAGAAGAAGAATAAATAAATAATCACAAGTCTCGTTCACGCTTGTGTCATAGCTTAGAGAGGGAGAAAAATGGCAGACCTACATACACATTCAGTACAAGAAGCAGTAAATGCTACAGTTGGGGGTAAATGGACAGTATCAACAGCAGGAACAGCAGGAAGTTCAGCAGACGTAGCAAACACATCACATAAACTATTATTAGGTAGCACATCTACATTAGGTGTATATTCAGCAGTAGAGATATATTATAATTTTACTACATCTGAAACAAACGTAAATGCTAGTAACGATTTACTAATACCAGCTAATACACAATTTTTTATTACAGTACCTAGAGGGTTAGGTAATACTGTATATTTTAATTTTAACTCTACTAGCACTACTACAGGTGCGGTAAGAATGGTGGAGATTTAATATGTTTGGATCAATGGGGCAAACCAATGTCAAGAATCTTGGCAATGGTGGAACAATGGATGGAGATGTCACGATTACAGGTGACCTCACTGTATCTGGTGGAATAGCATTAACATTAAATGAGGTACTTCAAGGCACATCAACAATAGACATAAATAGCACAGAAGCACTACTGGTTAGAAAAGATGGAGATGGTGGTGATGTATTTACAGTAGACACAAGCAATATGGATGTGACTGTAAATGGTGCAAAAAATACTACTACTTTTTCAGTTACTAATAATTGGTCTACTACAAACGATTACATAAGAATAGCATTAAATGATGCAACAATACGTTCTACAGTATTAGATAGTGGAGCAAGAAATTTAATATTAGCACCTTTAGGTAATGATGCTTTGACTCTTCATTCTACAAGCGGTGGAGTAGTTTCGGCTGGTATAGGCATTGCTTCTGGAGATGGAACTCTTCATGTGCATACTGCTTCTGCTGGAAGTGTAACTGCTCATGCTGATGCAGATGATTTGGTTGTAGAAAATAGTGGTAATGCTGGAATATCAATTTTAACTCCAGCTTCAAGTTTCGGTGGAATATTTTTTGGTTCACCTGATGATAACATTGGCTCTTCTATTACCTTTCAAGATTCATCTGCAACCATGTTTGTAGGTACAAGATTATCAGGTGGTATTCTAAAATTAAGGTCTGGAGATGGAACAGATGCTATAGTTATAGATGCAAGTCAAAATGTCGGCATTGGTACTTCAAGTCCTTGTTCTGTAAGACCAGATGGTTCAACAGACCCTGTAGTTGGATTGCAAATTACTAATTCTATATCTGGCAATGATGCAGTTTTATCTCTTCGCAATGATAACAATACTCAAGGTCTTGATATATGGTCAGACACAAATGCTGGTACAGCTTATATTGATAATATATATGATGGAGCTGGAGCAGATATAAATTTTAGAGTACGAACATTAGGCACTACAATTCACGCTATGACTATAGATGGAGCTGGCTCGGTTGGTATTGGAACTGACAGCCCCACACAAAAGATTGATGCAAGAGGTGGTCTAAATAGTGTTCATGCTATGTTTTCTGGTCAAGCTAGTAGAGGTTTGTTAATAGAAACACAAGCCACTACAAACAATGATGATACAGTTGTTTTAAATGCTCAAACAAGTACAGGAGAAATAGCATTTGAGGTTAATTCAAATGAAAAAATGAGGATAGATGACTCTGGCAATGTTGGTGTTGGAAATTCAACTCCCTCAAGTTTTGAAAGTTCTGCAAGTGATTTAGTTATTGGTACAACTACTGGAGATAATGGAATAACCATTGTGTCTGGAACTTCTAGCAAAGGTAAAATACATTTTGCAGATGGTACAAGTGGTGATGAATCTTATCGAGGATACATATTTTATGACCACAATAGTGATGCTGGTATGGGTTTTGGAGTAGGAGCAAGTGACGTAATGAAACTTACCTCTACAGGCTTGGGTATTGGAACTGCAAGTCCTTCAGAGGCTTTACACATTTCATCAAGCGAAGCATCTGCTACGCCTGTTCTTTTATTGGAAAATACGAATGCCAATAATTTACCAGCACAGATAAATTTTTATAAAAACACTTCTGATGAAGCTGATGATGATTTTCTTGGTCAAATAGACTTTGAAGGTAATGATTCTGCTGGGAATAGAACTCAATATGCTAGAATTATATCACAATCAACTGATGTAACAAATGCGAGTGAAGATGCAAAGATAACTTTTCAAACGATGGATGCTGGTACGTTAAAAGACAATTTAATACTTCAACGTGGTTTTGTTGGCATTGGAGAATATGTACATGGACACATATTAAACATTAATTCTGCTGATACGGTAATATCAGTTACTGAAACTGGTGGAAATAGTGGTGCATATTTAGACTTAGGAAGAGCTAAAGGAAGTGTTGCAAGTCCATCAGATTTAGATGAGGCTGATTTACAATTAGGTATGATTAGATTCATGGGAAGAGAATCAAACTCATTAAGACATTTTGCAAGTATTCAGGCATTCACAGGTGGTACACCAAATGGGTCTAGTTATCCATCGTATCTTACATTTAGCACAAACGCTACAAGTTCTACTACTCCTACTGAACGGATGCGTATTGATAAAGATGGCAATGTAGGTATTGGAGGAACAGCATCTTATAAACTTGACGTAAATCATGGTGCGCCAAGTTCTTCAGATGTAACAATAGCAAGATTTATGGCAGAATCATCAAGGCAGTTAGGTTTAGTTTGGGATGACTCTGAAAGTACACTTGGGTTGGCAACTTTAACTTCACATAATTTAGTT